GATAGTAAAGTCACATTATCAACTAAATTTACTCCAAAAGATTGGGACAAAAAACCAGCTGACAAATATTATTTTGATGAATTAATCCGGATAAGTAAACATCAAATTATTTGGGGCGCAAATCATTTTATTAGTCGTTTGCCTTATGATTCATCCTGTTGGATAGTTTGGGATAAAGACAATGGCGGTACAGATTTTGCAGATTGCGAATTGGCATATACTAATTTCAAAACAGCTGTAAGATTGTTTACATATAGGTGGAATGGTATGCTACAGGGCGATATGAAGAATAAAGAGAAACGCATACACCCAACTCAAAAGCCAGTTAAGTTATATGAGTGGTTATTAAAGAATTATGCAAAGCCTGGATGGCGTATTATCGATACTCATTTAGGTAGCGGATCCTCACGTATAGCAGCCGACAAAATGGGTTACTATTTTGAAGGTTATGAGATTGACAAAGAGTATTTTGATGCTCAAGAAAAACGTTTTAATGAGTACAAATCTCAACTAATACTGTTTTAAATTTCGTATATTTATACTCGATCGCTTAGGAGTGCAGACCTAATCGATTGACTCATGGTGACAGCACCAACCCCAAGCCCAATTCTGGCAATGCGATCTGCACCGCACCCAGAGTTGGGTTTTTTATTTGTAACAACAATGAGCCTTATGGACATAAATGATATAAACCTTCAACCATTTGACTATGAAACAATAATTAACTCATTTGATGAGAATAGCACTGTATTTATATTTAAAAAAGGCGAATTAAACACAACTTTTAGTATATCGCGTTCAATTGAATTTTATATGGATGTATGCACAGATAAAGATTTATATGCCGTATATAAAGACAAAAAAATGAATGTATTTTATGCTAATACATTGACTATTGAAGAGGCTAATAGGCTAGTAAAATATTTAATAATATATAGATAATTGATAAGCTTTAAAGGATTTCGTATATTAAACCAATCAATCAATCAAGAAGAAGGGAACTTGATTGATTGGTTTTCCCATGGTTGAAAAACCAAAACCCAATCTAGACCTCTGCTATCCCTTCAGCATGTTTAGGTTGGGTTTTTTATTTGTAACAACAATGAAAGATGCATACTACTTTCCGCACTTTTGCAACGCTAGAAACGACCGCAAAGTGAAGCGAGTAATTAAACAACACGGCATTCAAGGTTATGGCATATACTTTATGCTGCTTGAAGTGCTACGCGAGCAGACCGACTATCGGTATCCATTCGAAGACGTTGACCTATTAGCCGATGAATTTGGCGTGGAAGAGCAGACGCTACTATCAGTCATCAACGATAGCGAGTTGTTTCAGATAGATGGTGATTCGTTTTATAGCATTAACCTTATCAAGTATCTTGAGCCAATGATACGGATGCGTGAACAGCGTTCGAAGGCAGGAAAAGCAAGTGCAGCAGCTCGTTTCAACACAGTTACCAACGATGATCCAACGGAATTGAACGACCGTTCAACGGTCGTTGAACGAGTGTTGAACGAAAATGAACAAAAGAAAAGAAAAGAAAGTAAAGTAAAAGAAAGTAAAGTAAACGAAACTATACTAAACGAAAGTATTGAGCATAGCAATGCTATAAACCCTCTTTTGCTCGATGATGATAGTGTGATGCGTATGTTTACTGAACCAGAGCCGAAGCCAGATCCACCTGACACGAAATACAGCGACGACTTCGAGCGTGTTTGGGAGATGTACGGACGTAAAGGCAGTAAGCGACAAGCGTACATCGAATGGATAAAGCTCACACCTGTCGACCGTAAGCTCACCTTAACGCACATACCTGCCTACGTTGATAACCTAAAAGACGAACCGCAGTACATGAAAGACTTCGAGCGTTATCTTAAGCACGGCACCTATCACAGCACTATCATCGAACGACCACGTAAGAACTATTTCTCAGGATCATTATGAACGACTTCACACCTAAGAGCATTGACCTAACAAAGAACCATCTTAAGATGCTTGGCAAGGAGCCAGATAGCAAGATGGCTATAGAGCTACTAAACGCACTCGTCAAGTACAATCCAAACTTCCCGCGGCAAGAATCAGCCGAGGTCATCCTCGATGCCTTCTACAACGCCATTCACTACGGCTCGCTTGAGCTGCGTAACTCCACACTCGTGGCGCATACCCGTGCCTTCAGCGAGTGGATCAAAGGACGCACTAACATACGACCCGTTCAGAACTACGAAAGCGTACCGCCCAAGCCAGACGACTGGAAGTACGATCCAAACGAGCCGTTGCCACCCGAGATAACCAAAGAGAAGGCAAAGCAACTGTTGGATATTATCGCTAAATTGTACGAAGGCGACATGAAACGTCTACTGAACAACAAGAACTTTATGCACTACACCGACAAACTAAAAGAGCGGTACTATGAGTGAGCTTGGAAGACCTAGCGATTTTACGCAGGAGATGGCTGATCGCATATGCAATTGGCTAATGGAAGGTAAGTCATTGCGTTCATTTTGCCGTGAACCGAACACGCCTGACATCAGCACGATATTCAGATGGATAAGCAAGAACAATGAATTCTACAATCAGTACGCGCGCGCGCGTGAAGTTCAAGCCGAAGTTCACGTGGACATGATGATGGACATTGCTGAGTCTGATGTTAACGATAATATTCAACTAAGACAAAACGAATTGAGGATCGATACGATCAAGTGGACATCTTCAAAGATCAAGCCAAAAAAATACGGCAACCTAGTGCAGACTGAGGACGTTACGCAGGGCAGCCGAAAACTAGTGATAGTAACAACTGACAAGGACATCGAAACTAATGACACGAATAACAATCTTAACACCGACGATCGGGAGTGAACAGTTAACGCGGTGCGTCAATAGCGTAAATGAGCAAAAGATACCTGTTGCTACTGAGTTACGGCATCTGCTTGTCATTGATGGCCGAGACTATATCCAAAATACGCTTGACATACTAAAAAAAAGTAATGGATACTACGCTCGCATAGCTAGCTTAATCGATAACACGGGCAAGAACAAATGGAACGGACATCGCATATATGCGCACTACAGTCAGCTTATCGACTGTGACTATCTAGCCTTGCTTGACGAAGACAATCACATCAATCAAAACCACATAGCTAGCTTGCTTCCGATAGCAAAGCAGCACGGTTATGCCTACAGTAAGCGCAAGCTATACGACCAGCAAGGTAACTACTTAGGCATTGATAACTTTGAGAGCACGGGCAAGCCTAACAACTTCGGTTACACGCTGATCGATACCAATTGCTGGATGCTCAGACGTGATCACATCCACCATCTGTTTCACTTCGACTGGCAATGGCTAGGTGACCGCATGTTCACTAAACACATGCAAAGCATTAAGCACGATCTAACCGTAGCGTGCTCAGGTCATGCAACGGTCAACTACTACGTACCAGACAACACCTTAAAATTTTACAAGGATAACTTAGCATGCGAATACTAGTCACGGGAGGTGCAGGATTTATCGGCACCAACCTTATTAGACGCCTTGTAGCTGATGGGCATGAGGTGCGATCAATCGATAACTATAGCGTTGGTACAAAAGAAAACCACGTTGACGGATGCGAATACTTTAATACAAAGATCTTTCATTTAGGAGATCTTAGAATACAAAAAGATCTTGATGTATGCTTCCACCTTGCAGCTTTATCGCGGATCCAGCCATCGTTTGATTTTCCACAATTTTACTACGAAAGCAACTTAGATCTTACCGATAAAATGCTAAGGCATGCTAGATGGAACGGATATAAGTTCATTTATGCTGGATCATCCTCACGCTGGCACGATCCGCATATATCGCCATACGCAACGTACAAGTACATGAGTGAGCAGCTGTGTATGATGTACCACAAATGCTTTGATGTCGATACGCGCATAGCACGTTTCTACAACGTGTACGGTCCGCATGAAATAACTGAAGGTGATCAAGCTGCACTCATTGGCAAATGGCGAGGTATGATAGCCAAAGGCGAACCGCTTACGATCGTTGGCGATGGCAACCAAGTACGCGACTTCACACATGTGGACGATATTGTTGACGGCCTTGTAAAGATTATGCATACCGATAGCAAGCTGCGTGAGTTCGAGCTAGGTGCTGATATGCCTGTGACCATTAACAAAGTATTTGACATGTTCAAGGATAGATATCCTGATATCACTCACGTAAATGTACCAGATCAAAAGGGCAACTATCCGGTAAGCGTATGCGATAACCACGATGCACGCACGGAGCTAGGCTGGACACCAACACGTAAACTTGAAGACTATATTGCAAATTTATGAACATCATTCAATTAGGGGCATGCGTAGGCGATGACCACGTCACTCAGTTCTACACGCCTGACAATAAGCTGATATTGGTTGAGGCTAACATCTATCACGTGCCGATACTGCGTGCTAAGTATCCAGACGCGTATGTCATCAATGCTGCCGTAGTGCCTAGCGATCAAGACCTAGGCCTTATCGAATTTTACTACAGCACCTCAGATGGACCTAGATACGAGGTTGCATCGACAGACCGTAACCACATCTTAAAACATGGCTATGACGATGCAACGATAGCTTCGTTCCTTTGCCCAACGGTTACCCTATCGCAAGTACTTAACAGCGCACCTAGGCACATCGATATCCTATTCGTTGACATCGAAGGCATGGACGAAGAGGTCATTATGGATACAGATCTATTCGAGTACAATATCGATAAGATTCAGGTCGAGATGATACACCTTAAGAACCGTGATGAGTTCATATTCTACATGAATTCGCATGGCTACGAACCAACCGACTATGCATATAGCGGATATGATCAACTATTTGTAAGGCAATAAATGATATGACACTATACGATCTAGGCACGCACTATGGCGAAGGTCTGAGAGAGCTTTTGAAACATCATGCCTTTGATGAGATCTATTGCTTTGAACCTAATCCAACGATTAACGTGCACAGCCATTTAGCTGATATCAAACATCCTAAGTTGCACATCCTAAAAGTAGCTGCATACGATCGATACAATACGATGTCGTTTATGGCGCAGGATAACACGGGCAATGGCTTTGGCGCAGGTCTTGAAGGCTACGGCAGCGATGGTGCACATTGGAACGCAGGTAAAGTTAACTGCATTGCGATCGCTCACATGATTGAAGTGATCAACAGCAGGTGCATTGTAAAGTGTGACATTGAAGGTGCTGAGTGGAAGGTAGTGCCTAGCTTGTTAGCTTCGCCACGTGCTATGAAGTTAATAGATACGATATACATCGAATGGCACATGAAGTATGGCAGCGATACTCTGAAGCAGTATTACGTTAACGAATTGACTAACAATAATATTAAATTAATCGAGTGGCATTAATGAAGCCAATTATCCTATCGCCCTACATGGGCAACATTTCACCTGCTATCGTTGAAGCTCAGCGCAAGGTTGTGTACAAGCTTGGATGCGATATCGAGTTCAAGCAGGTGCTTACAAACAAACCACACGGGGCAACCTGCGATTGGATGCTGTCACACGCATTAAACGTCGGCTATGACGTAGCTCTCCTTATGGATATCGATGCCATACCATTATCACTACAGGCTATCGAGATGACGCTGCTACATGCGAGCAAGGGCAAGCTAGTAGGCAACATTCAGCGCAGCAACCACATTGAAAATAACCAGCACGTGTTTGTTGCGCCATCATTTATGGGTATCAATCTACACGAATGGAATGCGATCGGCCGTCCTTCGTTTGCGGAGACTGAGCGAGGCGACGTAGCCGAAGAGGTAACCTATGCATACGAAGCTCATGGTAAGCCGATCATATATTACATGCCTTTACGCTACGACTTCCCACCGATTGAGGCGCCATTCTGGAAGCTACGTGACGGGATGCCCGTGTATGGATGCGGTACAACATTTGGAATAGGCACCATTGAGATGAGCTATCACATGTTTCAGATCAGAACGCATAAACACATCGAGTCGTTTCTTGATAGATGCGAGGCGGTATACAAATAAAATTTTAAAAATCATACACATATTTTAAAAAAAGTGCATACATTTAGATGAACCTTCTAAATGTGTGCATTTATGCAAAGAGCAGAACGCGGATCGTCCACTTACTTCGAAGCAATTACGCCATCGGATACGACCAACATCTCCATTGCTGTTCGATACCTATACGTAGGTACAGCAGGTAATATCAACGTCATCCCGTATGATGGCAGCTCAAGTGTCATCATCAAAAATATTAACGCTGGCACCTTCCTTGACCTAAGCGTCAAACGGGTCAGCAATACCGATACGACCGCATCCAATATTGTTGCCTTCGCTTGAACGCTGCTTTAAGCTATAGCACAGCCGATAGCGTCATCCAACCGATGCGCCCGTACCAAGCCGACTTTGTCGCTGGTGATTCTCGTTTCGTATCTATAGTAGGCGCTAAAGGATCAAGTAAGACATGGTGCGGTGCTCGCTTCGTCATTGCTGAGCTCGACCGCCAGCCAAGTAGCCAGGGGCTTTTGATGTGGAACACGCTGCAGCAGGCGCGCGATATCTATTTCCAAGACATTGAACCGCTATTTAAACAGCTTGCTATACCGTACCGATTCAACCAGTCGACCATGACCATCAACGTTATGGGCTCGATCATTCACCTTCGATCTGCCGAGGCTGATGTTATCAAGCGTATCGAATCGGTGGCCTATAGCTGGGGATGGGCGGACGAGGCTAGCTACTTTTCAATAGAGGCGCTCACTACGTTTGTTAGCCGTATCCGTAAGGGGCAAGCTCGCGTACGTGTAACATCGATGCCCGATGAGCCAGACGCTCCGCTATACAAGTTTATCGAAGATCAAGGTGGTACACTGTACGAGATAAGCTTGAAGGACAATCCTGATCGTGCATTCCGTGAGCGATATGAAACGTTACTACGCGCGACCTATGATGGAGCGCAGCTAGACCGCTATCTTCACGGGCGTCGAGTATCGCTGACAGGCCTAGGGCTATTTAGCATCTTACCAGAGCACCGACAAGAGTGCGCTTATAGTGCAAACCACGATCTATATCTTAGTTGGGATTTCAACGTTGAGTACCGTGCCGTATCCGCATGGCAGGAATTCGGTCGCAATGACAAAGCACAGCCATTAGCTGGATGCGTTGAGAGCTTCCAAATGAAGGAAGCGACCGTCTTTGAAGACGCACAAAAACTTGTCGAGCATTACAAACACCATAAAGGTAACATCATCTTGTTAGGCGATGCGTCTGGCGAGAACCGTACAGCACTTGCAACGGGCAGCATGTGGAAGGCCGTGCGTGAATTGTTTGGTGATGCGTTTGGTGATCGGATGCGTTATAAGGTTCCGCTAGCTAATCCACCTGTAAAGGATACGATACAATGCGTTAACTGGGCGCTACGCAATGACTTAGTAAAGTTCAATCATGCTGAGCGCAACGTATATCAATCGCTTCAGGCAGCTAAAGCCGATAAGTATGGCGACCTTGACAAGTCATCCGATTATAAAGAGGGGCGCATCAAAACCCATGACGCTGATACCGCACGATATGCACTATGGGAGATCTATGGACGCATATATCCAGGCAACCGCAATAACTATTGGATCGTTTAAACATGGCATGGTATTCTAATCTATTTAATCGCAAGAGTTTACCTAGCCGTGTATATCAAGGTATCCTATGGGGTAACGGCTGGCAAGATTATACGCGCTGGGATAAACGCAAATTAATCGAGCAAGCGTTTGAGCGTAACGCTCCGTTCTATGCTGCTGCTATGCTATTATCACGAACGGTAGCTAGCATGCCAATATACATTGAGAGCAGCACACGTGGACGTACTACGACTACGACGGACCATCCGATCCTTCGCATGATGGAGCGTGATACGACTCGTGAAGAAATGATACAGCTACTTTGCTTGTATATCATTGCAACTGGCGAAGGGTATCTGAACATCGTCAAGAGCGACTACGATCAACGCCCATTGGGATTGGTTGTGATGCCTTCACAGTACACCGATCCGATCCAAGGTGACTACATCAATCCTATCACTGGCTACGTGTATCGCGAAAACCGTGACGTGTACTTCGGCAAGGAAGAGATCATCTATATCAAGATGCCTAACCTACGTGAGTACTTCCATGGCATGTCGCCAGGTGTACCATTAGGTGAGATTATTGATCTGCATAATAGTGCTATAACTTGGAACAAGAACGTTGCTTTAGGTGGTGGAACGCCACCGATCATAGCCAGCATGCCTGGCATTACGCAGGCGCAAGGTAACATGCTAAAGGATCAGTGGCAAGCGCAGTCGGGCGCAGCTAATGCGCACCGTTTAAAGATTATCAGCGAGAATGCAACGCTTCAACGCTTCAGCGATAAGCCACAAGAGACCGAATGGAGCGAGGCTATCCAGATATCAATGCGCATGATCGTGATGGCTTTAGGCCTATCAAGCGAGCTGCTCAACGATGCTAGTAATAAGACGTATAGCAACTTCCAAGAAGCACGTAAAGCGCTCTACAGCGAAGCAGCCATACCGCTAGGCAAGATGATATACAGTGCACTTAACCGAGCGCTTCAGCCATTCTATGCGGACAATCCAGTTATTTGCATTGACTACGATAGCATAGAAGCGATACAGGAAGAGCGTGCCACAAAGATTGATCGTTTAATGAAAGCTGTGCAAGCTGGCATCTTAACGACCAACGAAGCTCGCGAAGAGCTTGGATACCAGCCTATTGAAACAGGCGACGAAACAGCAACACCCCAAATAATATAACCGATGCCTTTTGAAGTAGTAAAAGAACAGTGTAACATGGAGAGCGGTGACACGGGTCAAGCCATGATATACAAGTTGGAAGGCGAGCAGCGAACACCATTTGCCTGTCACGCTGACGAGGCATCGGCGTATGCTGCTATTGCAGCCATCGAAGCAGCCGAAGAGGCCAAACAATTTGACGACATAATTAACCAGATGGCCGAGATGCTCGACGATCCTGAGACAATGGTTGAGGGTGAACCGATCGAAGAGCAAAAAGAATTTGGCCTAGGCGACATGGTTCACTTTATCGATGGCGATGGCGACGGCTTTGGCATCATCGAAAACCTAGACGCTGAAGCTAATGTTTATACCGTACGTGTATATGCTACGGCAGGCGAGCAAATGGAGCCAACCGATCAGCTGCTTAATTTGCCATTAGAAAATTTGCACGACGCTGAGGATTACCTTGAAGGCGAAGTTGAGGAAGAGATTGATACCGAACTAGAGACCGACGCTGATGATATGCCCGAAGATATGAAGGCAGCAGCAGGTGAGTTAACCGATGGCGACTTCGTCAAGTGGGAATCCGCTGGCGGTGAAGCGCAGGGCAAGATCATTGAGATCAGCGACAGCGAATCATTGAATGTACCTGATAGCGAGTTCACGGTCGAGGCTAGCCCCGAAGATCCAGCTGCACTGATTGAAGTGTACGAACGCGTTGAAGGTGGCTGGCGTTCGTCTGGCGTGGTGGTCGGTCATCGCTTTAGCACGCTATCTAAGATCGAACCGCTCGAGGAAGCTGAGCTACCCAAGCGCCGTATTATCGGCAAGTTTAAACAAGTCGAGATGGACATTCAAGAAGTTGACGATACCAAGGTAGGCGTCATCGAAGGATTTGCATCCACGTACGGCAACACCGATCTAGGTGGCGACGTGGTAGAGAAGGGCGCATTCAAGCAAACGCTAAACCATAAGCAAGGTATCGTACCTTTACTGCTAGATCATGGCTATAATACACGTGACGTCGCTGGCGTTGCCGTGCTCGAGGATCAGGAAAAAGGGTTGTACATGAAGGCCGAGATGCCTTTAGATGATCCAGAAGTTGCAAGCGCTTACAAGAAAATCAAATTTATGTTGGACCGTGGCGCTAAAATGGGGCTGTCGATTGGTTATGATACGATCAAATCGATGCCTGGCGCTGATGGTACACGGCTACTTAAGGAAGTAGCACTGCACGAGGTGAGCATTACGCCATTCCCGATGAACACGGAAGCCCAAATTATGGCTGCTAAGTCACGCAAGAGCAGCTTAAAGCGTAAGCAAGCCTTATGGCAAAAGAGCATAACACGTCGCAAGACAGTTAAGCGTCCGCAAGACGATGGTTATCAATCACTTGTGGATGAGTTAAAGTCACTAATAACCGAAATTAAAAATTATTAACATGAAACTTGACGCAAAAAAAGAGTTTCGTGATCTAGCGGTTGAGCTTAAGGAAGCAGTTATTAACAAGAATAACGAGCAAGCTACCAAGATCAATAACCGTTTAGATCAAATCGAGCTAGGCCTTAAGAGCATCAATCCTGCTCAGCCTAAGCAGCAAAGCGATGACGTACGCAACTTTAAAAAAGCTGTTACGTTATTTGCAAAAGGTGGCATCGGCGCCGTAGAAGCGCTGATGAAAGATACTAAGATCAACGTCCGTCGTGGCGGTGAATTGAAGAGCGATAACCTTGTTCGCTTCGACCTCGCAGCAGCAGGCGCATTGCTCCTGCCTGCACAGATGTCCGATGACATTAACAAGCAGATCGTTGAGATCAGCCCTGTACTTCAGGTGGCACGTGTAGTCGAAACGTCTGCACCAAGCTACAAGCAAGCTAAGCGAAACGAGTCGCTATCCGCATCGTGGTTAGATGAAGACGTTGCAAGCACGAAGACCAAAGATAGCTTTGGTTATACCGACATTCCAGTATTTAAACTCGCAGCACGTGTGGCATGGACCATCGAGCAGGAGCAAGATGCAGCATACGACCTTGAGGCCGAAATCAACAGCTCCATTCGTGAGCAGTTTGAGAAGTCGCTGGGTACTGCGTTCATTAATGGCAATGGCGTAAGCAAGCCCACGGGTCTTGTTGGCAACGTGACCAACTACAACTCTACAGCATTGACTTTAACGAGCGATCACTTGATCCGCTTACAAGGTCAGCTCAAAGATTACTATTTGGCCAATGCTTCTTGGATGGCGAACCGTTTGACCTTAGCAGCTATCCGCCAGTTGGTACTTTCCAGCACCAATGGCCTTGCCTACCTGTGGGAGCCTAGCTTCCAAGCAGGTACGCCTTCGCGTTTGTTAGGCTCGCCAGTGTACGAAGCTCCTGATCTAACGGGCAGCGTGACTGGTGTGTTCACCGCTGGTCAAGTTCCAGTGTTGTACGGTGACTTCCGCTATGGTTACACCGTCGTTCGCCACACTGACTTCTACGTCATTCGTGATCAGTACAGCGAAGCGTCTAGCTTTGTGACGAATCTGTACGTGATGAGCCGTTTCGGTGGCGCTGTCATTCGTGACGAAGCCATTGCACAGTTAACCATGACCGCATCTTAATCTTAGGAGACAACAATGAGTTTATTTGATTTCGGTCAGCAAAGCAATGTACAATGGTCTGCGCTGCTCACGGGTGGCACGACCAATGCGAACGCTAACGGTTCCGCCATTGATACGGCAACGTTCAGCGGTGTAGGCGTAGCCCTTGTCGGTGGCGCTAAAGGTGACGCAACAGGCGCTATCAACGTGGGTAATGCGTTACGATTAGCATTCCGCGAAGGAGACGATACCAACGTAGCTAATGCCACGCGGTTATCTGCTGCTAACTTGGTTAAGACCGAGGACTTGACGGCCGTTAACACGGTTGCTTACTACTCGATCCGACCTACTAAGCGTTATGTATTCCCAGAAGTATTCAAGACGAACGCTACTTCTGTGACATCGAATGTCAACGTTGCTATTGTAGGCGTATTAGGCTATCCTAACAACGCACCAACAAACTAGATAAAGGGGTAGGCTTCGGCCTACCCTATACTTTTGCTATGACTATACGCTTTAAATTTGACACCTTTAGCAGCTTTGACGGCAAGAACGTCAAGGAATACAAGAAGGGTGAGACCTATACCGCAGCTCACGCTCAGGAAAAGCGTATGTTTGAGTACTACATCTATGACGGCACGGCCGAAATAGTGGCATCGGACAACACATCCAACGCACCCAAGGTCATTAGACCTAAGTCACGCAAGGCACATGATTTCAATTAACGGCAAGCAGGCGTTTATCGCAAGGCAGTTCGACAGTTTAACGGGTGCTTACTCGCTCAACACAACGGCTAGCGAGAATACGATAATCGACGACCCACGCGAGTATGCGCTTACGTTGCAGCAAGCGAAGGAGATCTTGCCAGTTAATACCAATGTGCATGACGCGTACATCCAGATGTTACTTGAGGCAACGACCGAACAGGTCGAACGCTACATCGCTTTAGACACGTACGAAAAGACACGTCGCTCAATATGGGTTCGACCTGCCACAAAAGTATTATTGCCATACGGCATTCATGGCGCCATAACTAGCGTTATATCAAGGACCTTTGATAATCAAGATACAACGCTAGTAGCCAATGATGACTACTACGTACATGGTTCAGATTTCAAGTGGCTTGAGATCGTAAGTGGATTAGACGAATATTTGATCATCACTTTCAAGAGCGGCTACACGGCTGGCAATTGTCCAGCGTCGATACGTATGGGCATTATGCAAGAGCTAAGCTTACAGTATAAAAACCGTCAAGATCCGAACGCTACACAGCGCGTTGTGGTCAACGGCCTGTCGGTCGAGGCACGTAACCTGCTCACGCCTTTCATTCGGTACGTGCTATGAAGATAACGCTAGAAGGTGATAGCCTTACGGTACAGCTTGAAAGAATCATCGCCTCACGTATGGCTGAGCTTAATGATAAGGTTACGCCTATCATTGCCGAAGATATTGCGCAGCGCATGAAAGATAACACGTTGGCGGGCAAGGCGTTCGGCAATGATCGTTATGACAACGAGTACACACCTAAGTACAGAGTATATCGTAAACGACAAGGGTTACCCGAAGCGCCAGTGACGATGCGCGCTAATAAGCGTCGTATTGAAAACACGCGTATCGAAGTCACGTCTGGTGAGGGCTCGACCATTCGCTTTGAAGATCCAGACATGGCCAAGGTATTCAAGTACCATTATGATGGTATTGAATACGCAAACGCTGGTCTTCGTATGCGATCGATTTTCCCTAAGGGAGTCGAGTCGGTACCTGCAGACATAATGGACAAAATGAATCGCATGATTGCCGAGGTACTCAGTGGCAATAAGTAGAGACATCCTAAACAAACTTCGCACTAGTATGGAAGAGTACCTATACGAACCATACGTAACGTACGAAGTGTACCGTCAAAACGTTCAAGACATTGAGTCGCGTGCTGATATACGGGATGCGCGCATTGCCATATACGAAATCACAGAGTCGCCTCAGACGCGCGTCGATCAGTACCGCAATGATCTTATGCAGGCAGGTTATGGCATTGACATCAGCGTGATCAAAGCGTACATGAACAATAACGCGCAGGACGCTGAGCTTCGTCTGCTTGACCTAAAAGACAAAATTATCGACTGGATCAATCAACTTAACATTGCAACGCTGACGAATAGCTACCTATATTACTTCAGCTACAATGCTCAGACGGGCATTACACGCAATACTAAGTTTGTAACTATGACCCTGTCGATCATCGCACAAAGAGATTATAGTAAAATTCAAAATACCAACCTTCCTAGATAGACTTAGATGAGCATAACTAAACCGCTTATTTTCCAAGCCGTGGGCGTTGCTAATGCAGCTGGTGGCGCGTACGTTCAGTATCCGCTTACCGTTACCGACAGCGCTCAGGTTACGATCACCCCTGTAACCGATACGCTCGAGGATAACCAAACGCTGCCTAGCGCGTTTGACGTGACGGCAGAGATTATTAGCTTTAATAGCACGCTGCTTACTGATGCCAAAGTTTATACCGATACCACGACTACACCTAGCGCTGCACGTCTGTGCTTCGTTGGTGCAACGGGTTCGCAGAACATTAACATCAACAACGTGTACATAACAGCGCATCGCGTGTTCGATGGTAACCGTACGGGCATCAAGCTAATGGCTAGCAAGCGTGCAACCTCGGCCGACTTAATTACAACCGTGTCTTAACAAAGGGTAAGACACTATGATGTTTGAAAAAAGAACAAAGGTGAATGGGGTTATCGTTAGGCTGGTGCCATATACCGAGAAGCGCCGTTCACTTTTAGATCAGGTTAACAACGATATCCGCGAGTATGCTGCAAAGCATTCCGATATGTCATGGGAAACTATGCCATTGGATAAAAAGGCTGAGTTCTGGAAGGCTAAAGCCGACATCCTTTGGGATGCCGAGACGCCTTTAGACCTTAACTTTTTTAAGTCTGAAGAGTTTGAATATACCATTCTCAAGGACACCGAGGATTTTTTTTTAATGACGCGGCTTTATCTCTGATTAAAGCCGATGAGATTATGATGTTTGCCCAGAACTTCAACGCAAAGCAGGGCATCGTTAATGGTTTCAGGATCATCTGGAGCAATCGCGTAGGGAGTTACAAGTACTTCGCTTATATCTTGTCGGGCTTTGATCCGCTTAGAGCGAAGGACATCTGGGACTTACCAGCGCACGAAATAGCCGAAGCGTATGTATCTAAAGTCTGTTATGAATATGTGGAGCCCCCGAAATGAATGGTGAAGAGCTAACATTTAAAGTTAACATTGAAGCGGGGGATACGGCTCAAATTGAGATCATCGAGCCACAAGCGCTTGCTAATCTTGTCGAGGCAAATCAAGAAGTCAAGCGACTAACTGACGAGATCAATAAGCTAAAGGCAGCGGAGAAGGAGCAAGGCCAGCTTACTGCTGAGCAGCAGCAGGAGATGGAGAAGCTTAACGCTGAGCTTAAGCAAGCGCGTACGAATTATCAAAACCAGCAGAAGGATCTTAATGCTTTAACGAGTGCGCAGAAGGCGTCTGGTCAATCTTACAACGAACTAGTCGCTCAAAACAAAGCGCTGTCGATAGCGATGCGACAGTTGCCACTTGATGATACTACGGGCAAGCTGCAAAAGCTACAGCAACAATACAATCAAAATAACGATAGGCTCAAGCAGTTTGATGCAACGATGGGCAACCATCAACGCAATGTAGGTAACTATCCAAAGTTAATGGGTGGGATTGGTAGTGCATTTCAAAGTTTGCCAGGTCCTATAGGTAATGCAAGCAATGCTTTTACAGCTTTTGGAAAAACATTACTAGCTAATCCTATAGGTATTATAGTCACTTTGTTTGGTCTATTGGTCAATCAGATCATGAAACTAAACCCAGTGATGGAAAAGTTACAGCAAATAACAGCTGTTCTTAACACTACGTTTGCTTATGTAACTGATGCTGTATATAACTTTATAACAGGACAAGAGCAAAACCAGCGAAGCCTTAAGGAAACTATTAAATTACAGTGGGAGTTAACTGCTGCTATTGATGCGCATGAAGATGCGATAGGCGACTTTGAAATATCACAAGCTAATGCTAATAAGCAGATAGCTCAATATATGCGTCTTGCTAAGGACAGCACTAAGCCGATATATGAGCGTATCGATGCTGTTAATAAAGCAATGGATCTGGAAGAGGATAGAGCAACTGAAGAATTTCTAAGAATAAAAAGAAGCAATAAGCTATTAGAAGATCAATTAAAATTAACAAGCTCTACAGATGATCAATTAAATGAACTACGCAAAAAGAAAGCCGAAGGCATAAAAGCAGAGACGGAGATGGAGGAGCGTTTAACAACGCTAACCAAGACCCGTAATAAACTTATTAAAGAGATACAAGGCGAGCAAGAAGAAGCTAATAAGAAGGCACAAGAGGCAGCTAAAAAAAGGAAAGAAGATCTAGAAAAAGAAATTGAGCTAGTCAATAAGCTCAATAGTGATATGAAGGAACTTAGCCTTACTCTTATCAATGACTATTTGAGTAGGCAGGAAAAAATAAAGCAAGAGCAGATCAATCTGTTAAATGAAATTGACACACTAGGCAAAAAAATAGATGATAATTTTAAAAAGCGCAGACAAGATTTAGATAAGTTTAATCAGAATAAGGATGAAGCTATCCTTAATTATGAACTAGCACAGCTTAATATTAGATATACACAGCGTGAACAGCTTGAAATAGACTATCGCAAACGCATTTTAGAGCTTCAAAAACATTACATCAATCTAGGCATTGAGGCAAATTATGCAGCAGAGATGGCGAAGTTTGAAGCAAATAAAGAGTTTGCAGGTAAAGGAACAGATTTAATTCTACGTAATTTAAAGTTTATTGCTGATTCAGCGGTAGCGATAAACAACGCTTTGTTTAAAGAGTCAAAAGCTTTAGCCATTGCTCAGGCTATTATTGATACATTAGCAGCATCGGTAAGCGTGTTACGTAGTGAAGGTCCATTATGGAAACGTATAGCAAGTTCAGCGGTCATATTAGCGCAGGGATATGCTACAGTACAAAAGATTAGATCTACTAATAAGGGAACATCAAGTACTGGAAGCACATCAATACCAACACCAGCTCCAAGCGCAGGACGTATGCCAATGGTGGGCAATGCGTTCAATCCAGGCGCACCGATGACGATGGGCAACGCTAACCTTAGCGCAGGCATGGCAGGTGCTATGGGATCGCGTGACATGGGCATAACCGTCAACGCTAAGGTTGACCGTAAAGGTTTAGCCATTGCCGTTCGCGAAGGTGAGCGAGAAATCAAAACACAACAATTTACATTCGCATAAATGAACCGCCAGATACGTGAGTGCAAGATCGATGTCAAGGTTGATAACGGAACAAGCGTTACATCGCTGTCAGGTTTCCCCGTCAATGTTAAACTCTCAAGCGGTTCATGTAACTGGGTGCCATACTTTTTTACAGGGCAGGCCTACGATCAAGCGCTATCAGGTAGGCTACATTCGCAGATGGGTGGCTTCCGTTTTCAGGCGACGCTCAGCTGGGATCGTATGCTTACAAGCGATAACACAAATGTTTTTAACGTGCTTAACAAATCGTTTCTAACTAACTCGAGCGAGATACGTATCTATCTATATCCCGACAAGGATAATGCAGAGTATCAAGATGTAGTGCTCGAGGCGAGCAACTGGGAAGCGCGTATTGATAGTACGATCGTAAATAACCCCGTAGTTGTAACCCTTACAGGACGCGATATCAAAACGGCAATCCCTGACTACTACAAGACACCGTGAGTTTAATAGCTACTAACATACAATCAAGGGCAGGCGTTATATCGTTTGATATCGACGTGGCAGGTAGCGATACTAACTTTGACATTATTGATATGTCATCGCTTGATTATGATTTTGATCTGGTAACAAGCGAGGATCAGCTTACTTACGTAGCAGCCATACCAGGTAGTATGACGATCAAGGCGGTCGATAAGCTATCCAATATGGGCAGTATGTTTCAGGTGTTGGAAACTACCCTTGGTGTTTATAGCGTCCTTGATTGGTATCTTGTACCAACATGCAATATCAACTTAGTGCTACACTCAAGGACAAATCCAGGAACGGTTTACCGTTTCCCGTTTAAGATCCAGTATAACGATCTTCAATATGATGAACGATCTAGCCATCTATCGATCAAGCTTAATCCACAGTTTAGTAATTTAACGATTGATCAGTGGCGTTCTACACGTGCAAACATATATAACGCTAATACTATACCGCAAGCCGATTACACGGCTGGGACGAATCCAAGCTTATTAGGCGTTTATACAAGCTCATCTATAGTGCTAACTGGCGATTTCATTTATGACGTTGTTAGCTTACAATACAAAGGCGCAG